GGTAGCAGGGTCTAAGCCACGCTCAGTGTCACCATCAAGGTCTACCTTGTTGGTAAGCTGATAGTCCGTACCTTCAGTAACTTGTAGAGCAGGCTTCTGCTTTACAAGGGACTGGATACGCTTGGCAGTGAGGACGGCTGGTAAGTCGATAGCCGTATCAGATATGATGCGGAGGTTGTTGGATGCAATCCAGCGACCGTTTCTATCTTCTTCCCTGACGAACTCACCATGTCGGTCAACGGAACCACGGAAAGTATTCGATACTCGTATCGAGACTTTCTTTGATGCCATAAGACTGATGCCTTTCGTGAAAGGTTGAGGGGTTATTGCTCAATGGCTACGTTGATATGCCTAAGGGCATATGGTACGTATCTGCCACGCAGTGGCTAGCAGGGGCTCGGCACCAGTACACGTGTGGTGTACGGTGCGGGGGTGACCAGATGCGATAGCACCAGCTGGTGCTGTCTCAACTGGGCAGGGACCCCCGTGCCGTGAAAAACGCACGGGTACGGTGCAATGTATACCCTGTGCACCCATTCTACGGTAATTTTTGGTTGGATTCGCTACTCAACTTATTATCCTGTTTTTGAACAAAACTAGGTGCTACCACCTAAGTGCAACTATATTGAAACTTAACGCTTCCGGTATAAAGTAAATAATAGCTATTGCATCTTAAAATAACTGGGTTTAATTTTTTTTACTTTTTTTAGTAGTTGACTTCATTATTAAGGGGTGACACCGCAGATGACGGGTGACTTAGTGTTAGGGCAGAAAACTGGTTGTTTTTCTTTTAAGGGGCTCATTTTGTCCTGATTTATGTATACAGTAACTATCAACCATAGGGATAAGGGGGTTACGGAATACCCGATATATCTACAGGAAGAAGCAGAAAAAGAAGGAATACCTTTCAAAGGCTGGCAAAAGTGCGGCGCAGGAGACTGGGCAGTCACAGACGACGGCTGGGTAGCAGAGGTAATCAAAAAGAAGGAGTATCTTGATACTAGTGGTAGACCATCTTATTACTACCGCATGCCTTTTGGTTATATCATGTGGGATGCTAGATATCCTAATAAGAAGTTCTGTGCTGGTGGAAGGGTAGCTAATAATACTTTCTCTGGTAAGAAATGGCTTGATGTACGTTGTAATAGTAAGGATTATAAGGATTTAGCACTATGGGCAGCTATATCGGATGACCGTGATATAGCGATAGATAAGGTATACGGCAGTATTAGTGCGGGTAAACGTCGCAAATTAAGGCGACATATGAGAACGGAGAACTTTAGGTCTATGAAAAGAGACGAAGCACAGAAATTATTAGATGACAATATGCTTAATGTGGATTATTTCATTAATCTGATGAAGGATGGTGTTGATATGGCTAAGGAGAAGAGGGATGTAAACGCTATTCGGGGCTTTGTTAATGATGGTTTCGAGATTCATGGTATGAAGGACAAGGAAACGGTGACCACGACTGATAGAATAGAGGCTGTACAGACTAAAACACTGATTGATAATATAAATGAGGAAGAAAACAAGCTAATTGCGAGTAGGAGTGTCAAAGAACCAGTAAATAATGATAAAAAAGAAGAAAAAGACTGACGATTTCGAATCTCGGTGGGCTGAAGAGAATGCCCTTAAGAAATTAAGGGGTAATATAGGTTTATTCGGGAAAACCATGTTTCCGACGGCTTTGAGCCGTGATGTACCACCTTTTCACTATGAAATTTATAAATCCCTGTCTGATGAGTCTATAAAGCGAGTACTGATTGCAGCCCCTCGGGGAACAGCGAAAAGTACAGTGACCTCCTTGATACTACCCCTCCATAAAATCGCTTTCAAACCATCGGACAGGGACCTCTTTATCGTTATTATCTCGGAATCACAGTCACAAAGCATTAACTTCCTCTCTAGAATCAAGTATCATCTCCAGAATAGTAATAATTTTAAGGCGATGTTCGGTGATTATGGACCCACGACGGCAAAAAGATGGACTAATAATGATATTGTTCTGGCTAATGGGGCACGTATTGTGGCTGTCGGTACTGGTCAGCGTGTTCGTGGGTTTCTTGAAGGTGATACTCGTCCTAATCTCATTATCGTAGATGATTATGAGTCAGAATTAAATGCTGCCACTCAGGAAGGCAGGGCTAAGAATAGAAAATGGATGACCGAAGCTGTTATCCCGTCTTTGTCCGACGATGGACGTATAATCCTTATTGGAACCGTCATATCTGAGGATTGTTTCTTATACTGGGCAAGGGAATCTCCTGCATGGAATGTTCTTTGGTATGCAATCTGGGATGAACAGGGCAATAGTATATGGGATGAACGCTTTCCTAAGAAGAGGATTCTACAGATTAAGGCAGAATTTGAATCTGTCGGTAATCTTAATGGTTTTTATCAGGAGTATATGAATGAAGCGCAATCTCCAGACAATGCACCCTTTAAACCGGAATACATTAAACTTCATCATTACAGTTATAAGAGAATCGACGGTCAGAATCTTCTCGTTCGGACAATTGATGGCGAGGAGGAGCGTAAGCCTATTGACATCTATTGCGGCATTGACCCTGCTAGTAGTCTATCTAGTCGTAGCGACTTCTTTGCTGTTGCTACTGTGGGCGTCGACCATGATAATAATAAGTATATTGTCGATATTCTCCGTGATAAGATTAATCCGGCAATACAGCCAGAGACTATCATCAAGATTTTTAAGAAGTATCATCCAAAAAGAATGAAAATAGAGACGGTGGGCTACCAAGAGGCTCTCCGGGCTAGTGTAAGAAAAATGATGCTTGAACAGTCCCTGTATATACCCGGACTGGAAAAGGGCGTAAAACCCAGACAGAGAAAGTCCGAAAGGCTCCTTTCCTTGGTAGCCCCGCTTGCTAGAGGGGAGTTTTACTTCAGACCAGAGGATATTATCGCTCAACAGGAGTTTTTGTCCTACCCTAGAGGAAAGCATGATGATATACTGGATGCCGTATATTACGCAATGGATGGAATTAGGGCTTGTAATCAAAAGAAATACATTGACCCAAGTGGGATAACTAAAGCTAGAAAGATACTTGACTGGATGACATTATAGTATTAAATTAATACGATGGCGTATATCGAAAAAGAAACCGAAGTTCCTGAAGATATAGTAGACACCACACAGAAGATATGGAAATCGTATTCTCAAAAGCGTGATGTTTGGGCTTTACAGGCTCAGGAAGATAAAGAATTCAGATTAGGCAGGCAATGGACTGCTGAACAGCAAAGAATTTTACTTGAGAGGGGTCAAGCACCCCTTGTAGTAAACCGTATCCATCCCGCAGTGGAGGCTGCAAAGGCTCTCCTCACTTCAGGTAAACCACAATTCAGGGTATCTCCTAGAGAAGACAGCGATAATAAAGTAGCACAGGTTTTCAATGGATTGCTCGAATACATGTGGTATATATCGGACGGAAATCAGGCTCTCCGTAATGTAATAGACGATTACTATGTAATGGGTATGGGCGCTATGATGGTTTATATTGACCCCTTGAAAGATTATGGTCGTGGTGAGGTCTGCATCAAGGATGTGGACCCACTCGATGTTTACATTGACCCCAATAGTCGTGAAAAACTGGGAGACGATGCGGAGAACATCATCGTATCACGCTTGTTTACTAAAGAGCAGGCAATGCAGATGTATCCCATGTATAAGGATGCGATAAAGACTGCGCAGAGTGATTTAGATACAGACAGACCGACTACCTCCCGTGTTGATGATAAGGGTATTATCTTTCCAGAGGATACCCAGACTAAGACAGATGCTTCATGGGGAGAGAATAGTGAGTATATAAGGGGTTACGAGCGTTACTACAAAATTTGGGTCAAGCGTTTTCATATTAAGAATAACGTTGACAATACCGAAGAGGTTATGCTGGAAGAAGAAATGTCTGATTACATGGCTCGACCAGCAATTAGAGTTAATGGTCAGGTAATTACCGATGCTGAAAAGGCTAAGGGGATAATCGACCAGTTAATGATGAAGTATGATAAAGAAGCATTCAGAGAAGTCTTAGAACCTCATCATCGTACTTATTGGAAAATTGCTTACACTAAGCTACAGAGGAAAATGCAAAGCCTCAAATCTTCCCTTAAGAAACGATCAGAGATATCAGAGGTATTATTTGATATCAGTATGGATCAACTTCGTGAAATGTTTTATCATAAGTATGGCAAGTCTTGCAGATACTGTAGAAGAAAAATGACAATAAGAAACATGGTTTGTGATCATGTTATTCCCCTGGCTAAAGGTGGAGACTCAGTCATTGACAA